TTACTGAGGTTGTTCTTGTTTCTCCGACAGGTGTTTCGGGGACAGGGGCTGTAGGGACCGTTACTGAGGTTGTTCTTGTTTCTCCGACAGGTGTTTCGGGGACAGGGGCTGTAGGGACCGTTTCTCTTGTTATCAACAGCAATGTTGATGTCTCAGGGGTGGTGGGAACAGGGGCAATAGGCACTGTTGTCGAATCTGTTTTTCCATTCATAACCGGTGTTTTAGGGACCGGAGCTGTTGGCACAACAGTTAATATTGTTTCACCGCTCTTGACGGGTGTTGCTGGGACAGGGGACGTTGGCACTGTTGTAAATTCCTATACCTTTACGGTCACTGGTGTAAGTGCGACAGGGGAAGTTGGACAGGTAGGTATCCGAATAGATAACACCGAGATCCCTGCGGGGGTTGAGGGCACGGGAGCCGTTAGCGATGTAACGACGTTCGTGATACCGTTGGTTGTTGGGGTGTCAGGCACGGGCCAGATGGGCTACGTTGACATTCGTATTGATGACACTATCATTCCCACAGGCGTGTCAGCAACAGGTGCTATAGGTACTGTTCGTATTGGTGGGTGGTCTATCGTAAATGATTTTCAAGATCCAAATTGGTCCGTGGTGCCTTCACCGCAGGTTCCGAACTGGGTTGAAGTCGATGTTGCGGCGTAGGAGCGCATAATGGCAAGCACATGGTCGAAACTCAAAATTGAGTTGATTGGCACCGGGGAACAGTCAGGAACCTGGGGGTCTACCACCAATAACAACTTAGGGTCGTCCTCGACGTATCGAGGGTTAGAGCAAGCCATTATAGGTATGGCAACGCTTGTTACCGGGGATTTCACGACTAACAGCTACACAATGCCCTACACAGACAGTAATGATGACCAGGATTTTCGCTGCTTATTCTTAAACATTACTGCAACTTTGTCGGCTCCGGGGACGGTGATTGTTCCTGCAATTCAAAAGCCCTACATTGTTAAAAACAGCTCTGTGGGAGGCTTTGCTGTCACCGTTAAGGTGTCAGGCCAGACGGGGGTAAGCGTGCCCAACGGTGCGCTAATCCTTCTCTACAACAACGGAACCGATGTCGGTATTGCAATTAACCATTTAACGGCACTCACACTTGCAAGCCCTTTGCTTCCTGCAAGTGGAGGCACGGGAATCGCAAACGGCTCCAATAATACGATTACCTTTACGGGTAATTACACACTTGGCCTTACCTTAAGCAACAACACCGCAGTCACGCTTCCAACCACAGGCACGTTGGCCACGCTTGCAGGCACGGAAACACTGACCAACAAACGTATTACGCCACGCGCTAATATTACAACCACGACGAGCAGCCCTTGGGCTTGGAACAGTGACAGTTATGACATTCAAGGGTTTACAGCATTAGCAAATACGTTAACGATTAATGCTGATGCAGGAACACCGACGGATGGTCAGAAGACTGTTTTTCGTTTGAAGGATGATGGAACGGCAAGGGCATTAACTTGGACGACGGGGTCAAGCAAAGCTTTTAGGGCGGTTGGGATTACGCTTCCGATCACGACAGTAATCAGTAAAGTAACTTATGTGGGCTGTATTTACAATTCAAATGCAGACCGTTGGGACGCAGTAGCAACAGGCACGGAGGCCTAATATGAAGATTGATTTTGAACGTCATCACGACAAATGGGGCAAGTTTGCAGACGCATTGCACTTGCCTGACAACCACACGTTTACCCTAGCTCAGATTGAGGCGATGAAAGATGAACGCTTCAATAACTGGGTAAATGCCGTAGAAAACCCACCACCTTCTGAGCCGGTTCCTGAGCCTGAGCCAGTCAAGGAATACATTGAAATCAACGGTGTGAAGTACGTTAAAGCCGAGGCTTAATCGTGGCAAACAGGTACTGGGTTGGTGGCACAGCAAACTGGGATGGTACTGCTGGTACGAAGTGGGCCACTACGTCTGGTGGTGCCGGTGGTGCTGCCGTCCCAACATCTGCGGATGATGTGTTTTTTGATGGTAACTCCGGGGCTGTAACTTGCACGATTGCTTCTGGTAACACGGGTGCCCAGTCCATTACCTGTACAGGATTTACGGGGACACTTGCTGGTAGTGCCACAATTACTGTTTCTGGCAGTGTCACGCTTGTTGCGGGGATGACGTTTACTTATTCTGGAAACATAACCATTGCGGCCACTGCAACAATAACTAGTGCAGGCAAGACGTTTGGCGGTGCTTTCTTTATCAGCGGGTCAGGAATAACTGTAAGTCTTGCGGATGCCATAAATGTTACCCTCAACATTGTATTGACGCAAGGGACGTTTACAACAAATAACTTTAATGTTACTGCTGCTGGGTTTAACGCAAGCAACACTAATACTCGTACAGTAAATTTAGGCAGCAGCACAGTAACGTTTACTGGACCCGCTCCAATAAATCTTGTAACAAATACAAATTTGACGTTTAATGCAGGCACGTCCTCAATTATTTGTTTGGCAGCAGCATCAGCAATTACTGCGGGGAGCGGAGCAGCGGCTACAGGTGTTACGTTTTATAACGTGTCGTTTACCGCTACAACAGCCTCAACACACACCGTTAGCAGCGTCAACACATTCAACAACTTAACCGTGACTGCTCCAGCTTCTGCTGGCGTCATGCAAATCACCTTTGACTCCCGCCAAACCATCAACGGCACCCTGTCCACAACAGGGACGGCTGGTAACCGCCGAGTCTGGTTCCGTGGCGCAACCTACGGCATCGCCCAAACCCTCACCATCAACAGCGCACCAAGCCTGACGGACGCTGACTTCCGTGACATCTACGTCATTGGTACATCAGCACCGATCAGTGGCACAAGAGTCGGTAATCTTCGTGGCTGTCGTGGGATTACATTTGACTCACCCAAGTCAGTGTATTGGGTGACTGCTGCGGGTGGCAATTGGTCAGGTAATAACTGGGCAGCATCATCGGGTGGTGCTGCAAGTACCGATAACTTCCCGTTAGCGCAAGACACTGCCATCATTGAAAACACGGGGTTGAATACCAGTGCAACGGTGACGATGGACTCTGCGATTGGCTATGCCGGTACGGTCACGATGTCCACTCGGACCAATGCAGTGACCTTGAGTCTTGGCGCAGCACAAACCATTTACGGTGACTGGACAAACGGGTCTGGCACGACACTGAGTGGCGCACAAACACTTACCTTGTCGGGAAGAAATACACAGACGATTACAAGTGCAAGCAAGACCTTTGCAGGAGGCATTACTGTTGATTCCTACGGCGGCACGGTACAGCTTACTGATGCACTGAATATTGGTTCAAACACCCTCACCGTCACCAACGGCACGTTTGATACTAAGGCCTACAACGTCACTGCTGGAATTTTAAATTCCGATAACTCCAACGTCAGGACGATTGCGCTGGGGTCAAGTACGGTGACGTTGAGTAGTAGCACTCCAGTAACACTTACTACAGCCACCAATCTGACGCTAAACGCTGGAACATCACAAATAACGATGACTTCAACAGCAGCGGCAACTTTTGCCGGTGGTGGATTAACCTTTTACAATGTTTCGTACACGGGAACAACAGCCGTAACTCATGTTGTAACAGGTGCAAATACCTTTAATAACTTTACGCTTACTGCTCCCGCGTCTGCGGGTTTTATGCAATGTACTTTTGCTGCAAATAACATCATCTCCGGCACCCTCACAGTTGCTGGAGCCACAGCAGTACGCCGCATCTTTGTCCGCTCAGACACCTTTGGCACAACCAGAACACTGACTGTTAACACTTTATCAGCCACTGACTGCGACTTCAGGGACATCACTATAGCGGGAACCGCAGCAGGGTCATCGCCGACCCGTGCTGGCGATTGTGGTGGCAACTCAGGCATCACGTTTCCTGCGCCCAAGACGGTGTACTGGAATCTTGCAGGATCACAAAACTGGAGTGCTGATGGTTGGGCAACATCATCCGGTGGTGTGCCTGCAACCAATAACTTCCCGTTGGCTCAAGATACTGCAACGTTTGATAACACGGGGTCTGCGGGGACGGTCACGATTGATGCCGCATGGAACATTGGTACGTTGAGTGCGTCGGCTAGAACTAGTGCAATGACGCTAACGACTAGCACAAACACACCTACTGTTTATGGCAACTGGCTATTTGGCACTGGGGTTACATCAAGCAGCACGACAGGCACGATTACGTTTGCCAAGCGTGGAACACAAACCATCACCAGCAATGGCGTGACGTTTGGATGCCCGATAACGATTAATTGCATCACCGGAACCGGAGTTACAAACCTTGCAGATGCTTTGGCGCTTGACTCTGCGCGAACCTTGACCCATATCAGCGGTACGTTTGATGCTGTCAGCTACAACGTGACGACGGGGTTGTTTACTGGTCCTTCCATATCAGCAGCTTTGAAGATGGGTTCTGGTACTTGGACATTATCGGGTACGGGTACGGTTTGGGATATGTCTGCTGCGCAAGCCGTGCTTTATAGCGGCACTGCCAACATCACATTGTCAGACACAAGCACTTCAGCAAGAACTTTTGCTGGAGGCGGTTACCCTTACAACAAACTTACTATCGGCGGTACTACAGGCACATCCACGCTGACTATTACCGGCAATGGCAGCTCATTCACCGAGCTTGCCAGCACTAAAACCGTAGCGCATACCATAGATTTTGGATCGCTGACTTTTACCTTTGGTAAGTGGTCAGTGACAGGCACATTAGGCAACGTTGTCACTTTAAGCGGCACTGGAACTTCACACGTTCTTGCTGGTGCTGCAACGTCAGGTATTGATTATCTTGCGATGGGGTTTATTGGTTTTTCATCTACATCCCCCGGTGAATTTTATGCCGGTGCTAATTCCACGGGTACAGCCTCAGCGCCGGTGTACAGAACAGCACCACCAGCGGCAACCACACGTTATTGGGTAGGTGGCACAGGAACTTGGAATACTACAAACACAACGAACTGGTCAGCATCATCAGGTGGCGGAGGTGGAGCTTCCATTCCCACATCATTAGATAACGTGGTGTTTGATACGTCATCGTCTACAGCCAATGCTGCTTACACTTTAACGATTGGATCCACAGTCCGAGCCAAAGCAATCACGATGGGCGGGCCGGGATTAGGGAACGACATTACATGGGCTGGCTCAGGCACGATGATCATGCACGATGACTTTGACCTGACCGCAGGCACTGCGGATTGCATAAGGACCTTTACTGGTTCAATTACGCTGTCTGGCTCAACGACAGGACTTACGTTTAATTCAAATGGCGTGCTCTTATTTTCTTCCATATCGATCAATGGTGTGGGAGCTGAGTGGGCTTTGGCAAGCGCATTAACCCTCGTAGGAGTAATAGCCATAAATAGGGGGTCACTTGATCTTGCTGGTTATAACGTAACTGCTGCCCAACTCACCTCAAACACTGTTGCTGATGCAAGAACTATTAACTTTGGCACCGGAACGACGTCAATTAGTGGCGGTAATGCAGTAAACTTTGGGTCCACAGAATATTTTCGTGCAAATTTAACGTGTATTGCAAGTACGTCGCAAATTAATTTTAGTTCATCGAATCCAAGCTTTGCTGGCAACGGTCAAACGTTTTACAACGTTAGCTTTACAAGCACTATAACTGGCACTACTTCCCTCCCCGCTGCGGGAATTACATGCAACAATCTGACTTTTGCAGCCCCAGCAACTAGTACTGTACGGTTTATATCCGTTTTGGGTAATCTAACCGTCAACGGCACCCTGACTTTCTCTGCTGGTACGAATGCCACGATGCGGCACTTCTGCCAGTCCAACACCCTTGGCACAACAAGAACCATTACCACGGCTGCATTTTCCGGTACGGACGTTGACTTCCGTGACATCACGATTGCTGGTGCTGCGGCTCCTGTTTCAGGAACCCGTCTTGGTGACGCAAAGGGCAACAGTGGTATTACATTTGTTGCGGGTAAGACGGTGTATGTCAGATCCACAGGCTCTGCCAACTGGTCATCTACATCGGGTTGGTCTGCAACGTCTGGTGGTGCTGCGGATATTACTCAATTCCCACTGGCGCAAGACACGGTTGTATTTCCAGCAGCAACGTATCCATCATCTGGCAGCACGATAACCGTAGATCTTCCTTACAACATCGGCACGATTGATATGTCGTTGCGGACGAGTAATACGGTCACGCTGGCAACAGGTACAACTAACCCGATCATCTACGGCAACTGGATCAATGGTACAGGCACTACGATAAGTGGCACAAGTAACCCGTTGACGTTCGCCGGACGTGGCAGCCAGACGATTACGAGTGCGGGGAAGACGTTTACGCAAATAATTACTATAGATACACCGGGAGGATCGGTTACTCTGCAAGATGCGTTTATAGCCAGCCAATCGTCTACATCTGTGTTGACAATTACACGGGGGACGTTTAACGCCGCTACTTATAATGTTACGTTATCGGGCGCGAGTGCTGGCGTAAGTTCTTCTAACTCAAACACACGAACAATAGCCGTTGGATCTGGCACTTGGTCAATAGCAGGAACAACTTCTGCATGGGCAGCAAGCACTTCAACTAACCTCAGCATTACAGGCACAGGCACAATCAGTCTGACCAGCGCATCTTCCAAGACTTTTGCAGGCGGCGGTGTCTCCTACTCCGGCATTACGATTGACAACGGCGGTGCTGGAACCCTGACCATTAGTGACAACAACACCTTCAAAGACATTACCAACAGCTATAAGGCTACGGGTGCTGCCAACATTACGATTAACACAACCACACAAACCGTCAGTCAGTTCACAGCCGCTGGTGAATCAGGAAGGGTGCTGACAATACAAGGCACAAGTGCATCATCACCGGGAACGTTGGTGTTATCCACCACGACAAAGCCTAATGTGGACTATTTAACAATCACAGGGATACGTGCATATAGTCTTGATACAACATGGTATGCCGGAACAAACTCAACGAATAATGGGTCATTAGGTTGGTATTTTGAGGTTGCACCTCCTACACCTCCTTCTACCGGAAACTTTTTCTTGGTGTTCTAATGGATGACAAAACTCACGAACTTACGGTTTTGAAAGCACAGGCCAATATCTGACTTGAAGAGCTAAAGGCTCAAGATTTAGCCAAGGAAGTCGCTGGGAAAACAATTGGTGAAGATGGGCTGCTTTACATTTTCTTAAATGAGATGTGACTATGGAAGAGTACAAAGCAAAGCACGAATTTATTGAAAAAATTGCGTTTGCTATTTTGCCTATTATGTTTACTTGCGTGGTTTACCTAATGTCGGCTTTGAACACCCTTAACCATGAAGTCACCATTCTGAACAATAAGATTAGCTTAGTTGTGACTAGCGATAACAAACAATCCACTAACACGGGGGCTGAGTTAGCCCGAGAAAAGTTGCGCCAAGATTTGGAAAAAGAAATCCAAAAAAACCGTGATGACATCATGCACAACAGGCAAGACATTGCTGTGCTTAGCGAGCGACTGGGGAAGAAATAATGTTTGAGCTACTCGGCGGCGGTCTTCTCGGATCTATCTTTGGCGGCTTATTCAGGCTTGCCCCTGAAGTCCTTAAATTCTTGGATAAGAAGAACGAACGTGCCCATGAACTCAATATGTTCCAGCTTCAGACTGACCTTGAGAAGTTGCGCGGTGAGTTCAAGATGGAGGAGAAGTATGTTGATTACTCCATTTCGCAAATGGATACGATTAAAGAGGCATTTAAGGAACAGGCTACCACTGCTAAAGAAGCTGGGTGGCTTGCGTCTTTTATCACTGCTATTACCCGTCCGGGCCTTACTTGGATTGCTTTTGGCGTGTATGTGGCTGTTAAAGCAGCCGGTCTGACGATTGCATTTCAAACCAACGCAAATTGGGCTGAAGTCTTAACCAAGTCCTATGACGAAGATGATTTTGCCATGCTTAACATGATGATTAGTTTTTGGTTCGTCGGAAGAAGCATAGAAAAATACCAAAAATCATAATGGAAGAGGCTAAGAAGCTTTGCAAAGATGTACTCATCAAGCCCTTTGAAGGTTTAGCAAAGCGTTTGCCTGACGGACGAGTAACGGCCTACCCAGACCCCGGCACCCGAGGACACCCTTGGACAATTGGTTGGGGCGCAACTGGACCTGATATTAATCCCGGCACGATCTGGACGATGCAGCAGTGTGAGGACGCCTTAGATCACCACATTGAGTATTTTTGGCGAGAGTTGATTAAACAGTCCCCCACCATCCAAACCGCACTACCTCGACGCATTGCCGCCGTGACAAGCTGGGTCTACAATTGCGGGTTAGGAAACTATCGGGTTTCCACGTTCAAAAAACGTGTTGATGCGGGGGACTGGGACGGTGCAGCAGACCAATGTATGCTGTGGAATAAAGCTGCCGGTCGCGTTCTTCCTGGTCTCACGCGCCGCAGGGCGGCAGAAGCTGCATTGATGAGGTGAGGAATGCCACTGCTGCGATTGTTCCTGAAACCAGGAATTGATAAACAAAACACGGAATACGGCGCTGAAGGCGGCTGGATCGACGGTGATTACATCCGTTTTCGTTATGGCCTGCCGGAAAAGCTAGGTGGTTGGATCGAGTTTGATGAAAACTCTCCCTACTTTGTTGGTGCCACAAGCGAGGTCTTTACCTGGAACAGTTTGAGCGGCGCTCCTTACATGGCCCTCGGCACTAACCGAAAACTCTATGTTTTTTATGGTGCACTGTGGTACGACATTACGCCGATAAGACTTACAACCGCAGCAGGTGACGTAACTTTTGCTGCTGTCAATGGATCGCCTGTTATTACCGTCACCGATACAGCCCATGGTGCAATTACCGGGGATTTTGTGACGTTCAGCGGTGTTGCAGCCGGTGGATTAGGCGGCGCAATTACTCAGGCCATTTTGCAATCTGAATTTGAGATTACGCAGGTTGTCAACGCTAATTCCTACACCATCACTGCGCCTGTTAATGCTAACAGTTCCGATTCTGGGAATGGCGGCGCAGCCGTCGTGGGTCAGTATCAAATCAACGTGGGTGCTGCGGTCAATTACGAGGACTTTGGCTGGGGCACGGGGACCTGGGGCCTTAGCACGTGGGGAACGCCAAGACCGCCTTCTGCTGCGCTTTCTTTGTTTTCTCGTGTGTGGCAGTTTGACGCGTTTGGACAGTTGCTAATTGCTCAACTCGTGGACGGCAGTGTCTACGAATGGGACCCTACTTCTGGGGGAACTACGCGTGCTACGGTGATTTCAGGGGCTCCGACCAAGAGCAAATACGCGCTTGTTTCAACGCCTGACAGACATCTTGTGTGTTTTGGCACGGAAACGGTGATTGGCACCCCATCCACCCAAGACCCCATGTTTGTTCGGTTCTCTAACCAAGAGGACCGTAATCAATTTGTTGAAACAGCAACCAACACCGCTGGTGGACAACGGCTCACAGACGGTAGTCGCATTGTTACCGCAACACGTTCGCGCGGGCAAATTCTGATTTGGACCGATACCTCTTTGCATGGCCAACAGTATGTAGGTCCCCCCTATACCTTTGGTTTTCAACAACTAGGAGCAAACTGCGGCTGCATTGGGCCTCATGCTGCGATTGATGTAAACGGGGTGGCCTATTGGATGAGCACTGAGGCCTTTTATGTTTTTGACGGCACACCCAAGAAGCTTGCTTGCACCGTGCAGGATTATGTGTTTAAGGACTTGAATTTTGTGCAAGGCAATGCGGTCAGTGCGGGGGTCAATGCGCAATTTAACGAGGTCACGTGGTGGTATGCCTCAGCGGACTCCACGTACATTAACCGTTTTGTAACCTATAACTACCTAGAAAATGTCTGGTCCGTAGGTTCCATGGCGCGTACCGCTTGGGCCGATATTGGGACATTCAGAAAACCTTTGGCTACCGATTACGATCCAGATTCCACCGCATCGACACTCACCACGATATATGGCTTAACCGCAGGAAGGTCTCAGCTCTATAGCCAGGAAGATGGATTTGATGCCAATGGGGAGCCGATTGAATCCTACATTACTTCGGGTTATTTTGACTTGGGCGATGGCGATAACATGATGTTTATGTCTCGCTTTATCCCTGACTTTAAGAATCAACTGGGTGATCTTACGGTGCGTTTAAGACTTCGTGCTTACCCACAGGCGAGTGCTGTGCCAAGCTCCTTGGACCCTTACACAGTAACCCCGACCACACAAAAGATTGACACCCGAGCACGTGGCAGGCAAATTAGCCTAAAGATTGAAAGCACCGAGGCGAACACAAATTGGCGCTATGGCACCATGCGTGTTGACATCAAGCCTGATGGGTTGCGATGAGCAAGATCCTCAACGTCAGGCTCCCTAACGCTTCTGCACAATATGATCCGGGGCAATTCAACCAGCTTGTGCGGTCGCTTGAGCAGATTGTTTTGCAACTTAACAATACCTATGGTTCAGTCACCGACCAGAACCAAGCGGCGGCTGCGGCATGGTTTGGAAAGTCCGCGAGCAGTGGCTTTGCAGCCGGGATCCGTGGCGCACAAATCAGTAATGGGATTGCATTGCCTTATGCGTTGTTGATATCAGATGCAGATCAAAGCAATGCAAGCATCACGAGTGAAAACCTTTTGACGTATACCAGTGTCTCGCCTACCAACGGCATTTCTGTCACTAACAACAGCCGGATTAAAGTCCCTTGCGCAGGGAACTATCTAGTGACTTTTACCCTACAGGTCACCAACCAGGGTAATACCGCAGCGGAGTTTGAAGTATGGGCCAAGGACACCGGCACAAACATATCGCTTAGTAATACTCGATTTGATATACCAGCACGTAAAAGCAGCTCTATTTGGTCGCATATTGTTCCCGCGATCACCTTTATTTTTACCGTTGATGATCCTGCCAATGATTATCTTGAAATTGCTTGGTGGTCCGATAGTCTTGATGTCTACATCGAGCACTATGCAGCAGGAACCTCGCCCACACGGCCCGCTATCCCCTCGGTCATTTTGACCATCAACTTCGTCTCATCGTTCTGACATGGCTAATAAATATTTTAGAGACGTCTTAACGCCCGCTGCTTCAACAGAAACAGCGATCTACACTGTGCCCGCTGCCAATGCGGCAACGGTATCGTCGCTGCGGGTGACTAATCGCAATGCCAGCAATGCAACGCTTGATGTGAAGCTTTATCCCGCAGGCGGGGCAACGGGGTATTCCTTACTCAAGTCTTACGTGCTGCCGACCAACGCCACCATGGACGTGTTTAGTGGCGTACCTTTGAACATGGAAGAGACCGACGTGATCAAGGTAACTGCCAGTGTCACGACGGTGGACTTTGTCATCTCCTACCTAGAGATGGACAGAAGCTAGCATGATCGCGCATAATTCAAGCCATCTTTCGCGTCCTTTCCCGACGCGCGGTCCATGGACCATGGCACTTTCGGAAAGGTACTGATATGGAAGGTATTATGTCGTTGCCACAGCAGGGTTCTGCCGTGGACCCTCAGCAAATGGCGATCTTTGATCAGATGCGCCAGGAGATATCGCCTAAAGAGTTCGGAGACGAGCTCTTAAACAGTGCGATGCAGGCTGACCCAGAGACGGTCAAGGCTTTTAAAGATGAGTTGATGGCACTGGAAGTGCCCATTGACACGTTGATGCTACTCAACGAAATGGTGGATGTAATCCTTGCCAACCCGCAGGATTACCCTTCACTACGGCGGGAGTACTTGCGTCGCGGCGTTACCGAAGATGTTCTCCCACCGACGTTTGATCCAGCGTTTTTCGGTGCGTTGAACATGGCCCTTGATCAAATGCCCGTGCAGCAGCCTCAAGCGCCTGCACAGATGGCAGGGGGCGGTATTGCACAGCTTGCACAATATGGTCGCAACGGCGATACCATGCTTGCCCACATCAACCCGCAAGAAGCTGCCATGCTCAAGCGCATGGGTGGCGCGGGAACAATCAACCCGATGACTGGATTGCCTGAATACGGCAATATTTTCAGTTCAATTGGTAAGGCCGTTAAGAAGTTTGCCAGCAGCACCGTCGGAAAGATCATCACCACCGTGGCGCTTGGGTTCTTTTTAGGGCCTGCTGCGGCTGGAATGCTTGGCGTTACCTCAAGTGCAGGTGTTGCGGCGGTCAGCGGTTTTGTTGGAGGCGCAGGATCCACGCTATTAGCTGGAGGGAAGTTAAAAGATGCGCTCAAAGCCGGAGCGATTGGTGGATTAACGGCAGGAGCAGGCGCTGCAATCACCGGGGGAGCATCAGCGTTTGATTCACGCGTAATGGGCGGTGCAAATGCTGATTGGTCAGGATTTGGACAGCCCGAAACCCTTGTTCAGGCACCTCCGCCAACCGATCTCGCAGCGAGCATTACAGGAACCCCAGAGATGCAAATTGGGCAATACAACGCCCCTTCCTATAACCCGCTGGGTATTGATGTTCGTCCTACCCCGCCAGCACCATTGATTGATCCTCGTTTTGGTGGAGAATTTGTTAGCCAAGCAGACCGATTTGGAGCGGATATTCCGTTGGAGACGGGAGGACTCAGGCCTGACGAGCTAACAGGAACTGTTGCCAAGAACACAGGACCAGGGACTTATAAAGACGGTGTCTTTACAGCGCGAACTGCCGCACAAACAAGTTCTATTGGGGATTTGGGCCCTATAGGGAACCCAAACAATCTTCAGGCACCAATAAAACCTTTTGACTCTCTAACTTCTCCTAGTACACAAACAAGCCTGCTTGATAAAGCAAAAGGCTTGTATCAGGAGTATATGCCCGAGGCGTTGGGTGGGTCTCGTGGTGCAGTAACGCCTGATGCTATTAGCGCAAAAATACCAGAAGCAACGAAATTAATGTCAGCCACTTATCCTGATCTCGCTTCTGCTCCCTCAGGCACTACAGCGGCTAACAGATTTGCTGAGTTGGTGGGCAAAAAAGCAACAGAGCTGGCCACTCCCGGCATGCTCTCAACCTACGGCCCTGCGGCAGCATTGGCCCTTGGCGCAACGGCCCTGGCAGGTGGCTTTAAAACCGAGCCCGCTAAGATGCCCTTAGGTAAACAAGAGACAGGGTTCGATTATCTAAATCGCTATCCGGAACGCTATAAGCTTGAGTTTGGCGGGATCAGTGGCGCAAGAAACCCGTATAACCCATACATGAGCGCTCCTCGTGGCATGGCTGATGGAGGCATCGCTGCTTTGGAGATGGGTGGCACGACCTACCCTCGCAAGACGGGACATATCAGCGGACCGGGGACCGGGACATCGGATTCCATACCCGCGCTACTGTCTGATGGTGAATTTGTATTCACGGCCAAAGCAGTACGCGCCATGGGCCAAGGATCACGGCGCAAGGGCGCTAAGAAACTCTATTCAATGATGAAAATGCTTGAGAAAAGGCAGGGGTAAAGTATGTCAACCACCTCGTATACCCAACAAGTAGTCCGGGAAGCCCCGGACATTGAGGCCTATAAGCTATCGCTGCTTAATCAAGCCAATGAGCTTTACAAAACCCCGATGGACCTTCCTGCCTATGAGGTAGCGGGTCTTTCTGCTGGGCAGATTCAAGCAGCCGACATGCTTCGCCAGGGTATTGGTGCCTATGAGCCCTTTATTCAGGCAGGCAGTCAAGCGCTTACACAAGGCCAAACACTTGCCCAACAAGGGGCAAATCTTGCCGCTGGCATGGATGTTGCACCGCAATATCAAGCAGCACAGACGGCACTTGGCAGGGGGCTTGGTGCGGCAGATACCATGGGTGGTTATGCACAGGCTGCTGGCGCGGGGCTCGGGGACATTGCTACAGGTATTGGCGCTTTATCCAAAGCGCAGGATTTAACGAAAAGCTACATGCCTGGACTGACTCCCGGCTCATTTACTGACGCAGGCGTTGCGCAGCGTTATGAAACACCTTACATGCAGCAAGTCGTAGATGTCCAGCAAAAAGAGGCTAGACGACAGGATGAAATCGCACAGCAGGCCAGAAATGCACAAGCGGTAAAGGCTGGAGCTTTTGGCGGTACACGACAGGCCGTTGCTGAGGCCGAAGCGCAACGTGGGCTGCAAGATCGTTTGGCACAAATCCAGGCTACAGGATCCCAACAGGCTTTTCAACAAGCGCAGCAACAATACAACCTTGAACAACAACAACGCAATCAACTGCTCCAATTGGGTCAGTCGGGCGCGCAACTCTACGGTTCATTGGGAGGGCAACAAGCGCAATTAGGGGGCATGTTACCTGCTCAATTAGCACAAACTCAAGCCGGTATCGGGGCGCAACAGGCAGGGCTTTACGGTTCATTAGGCCAGGGCCTTGGGTCATTGGCCGGTCAGCAGGCAGGCATCGACTTGCAGCGTGCAGGCCTGTTGGGTCAGACGGGTACGTCGATCGGTCAAATGGGTGTACAGCAGGGTGCGCTTGGTCAGGCGATGTCTCAACTGGGTCAGGCTGATGTCAGCAGTTTGATGGGCATTGGCGCGATGGAGCAGGCCAATGCACAATCTCAGCTTGATGCTATGCGTGCGACGCAGATGCAAGACGTCATGGCTCCCTATCAGCAGCTTGGCTTTGTAGCCGACATCTATAAGGG